TCAGAGTCTGGCTCTATGGGGCATGTATGGGACACTCTCTGTCAACTGCTTATTGAGTAGTTCTATTTGCCCGATATTGTTATCTTCCATCCATGCGCCGTAAACGTTGAATACCATTTGTGCATTTGCATGGCCCATTTGGTTTGCTATGAAGCTTGGATTCGCTCCTGCCGATAATGCCCAGCAGGCATAAGTATGCCTAGACTGATAGGCTTTTCTGTGCCGCAGTCCTGCTCGCCTTAATGCAGATGCCCAGGAATCTCTGATGGAATCTGCTTTATAGTGGTGGCCGACGTGCTGGCATTTTTTCACCAGTTGCGGATTAAAAACAAACGTGCATTCATGGCTTGTGCTGCGTCCGAACTCCCGCAGTTTGACATCAATTTGATATTGCTGGTCAAACCTTGTCATTTCAGCCTGGCTTTTCAGGGCATCAACAGCTGGTTGAACAAGATGAATAACACGATCAGTTCCCGCCTCTGTTTTTGGTAGAGTGAACTCCCCTAGTTTTGTATAATTACGACGGATAGTCATTGTTTTAGCTTTTAAATCAATATCCTCCCAGGCGAGAGCTATTAGCTCACCGTGACGAATGCCTGTGTATACTGCTAAGGACCACAGGTTTTTCGTTTGTTGATGGTGACAGGCATCAATAAAGCGAATAAATTCGTCACGCGTGAGCGGATCTGGCTCTGTTCTTGATCTCTTTAATGGTGTCAGCCCGTTAAATGGGTTTGACCCGATATAGCCGTTATCAGCAGCAAATTGAAACATTCCTGCAATTGTCGTCATGTAGTAATTAACCGTAACTACCGATCTCCCTTTAACCGGCGTTGTTTTTCCATTAGAGAGATTATGATACCCGGTTAACAAATCTTTCCTGATAAACTGTAAATCTTCCTTTGTTACAGACGAAGCAAGACGTTTTTCCCCTATGCGAGGAAGCATGTTTCTCACTACGGATTGATACCGACTGAATGCATTGCTTCCTATCTCTATTTTCTTAAGGTCCAGCCATTTTTCCGAAAGTGCCTTAACTGTTATCTCTCTTTTCCCCAAGCCAAAGTGTTTCAGGTTAGGGGAATTAGGGAACTGCGCGGCGTAGTCGAAACTCCCCATTCTGATTGCAAAACAAACGGAAGTGCGAAGTTCACCTGCGATCTTCCGGTTTTTGGCGGTGTCAGGAACACCGAGGTTTTCTCTGACACGTTTGCCGTTATAGTGAAACCATATGCGGAGTGATCCGCCATGGTTTTCAACGCCTGTCGGGTATGATGCGTTACTCATTAAACCTCCCAGACGTCCAGGAGCATTAACAGGTTAACCGGAACTTGCATTTTTGGCACCTGGTTGTTTCTGGTTTTCGATCCATCGCATAATTTCTTCGATGTTGTACAGGCATTCACTGTAGTGCCCCGGATCACCTTCTACAGCGTAATGGCGGTATTCTTTTCCCTGCATCCATGACTTTCTTCTTGCCCGCTCAATGGTGCCAGGCTTTAGCCCTGTTGATGCAATGAGGACTCTCTCCGTACACCATTTGCTGGGGGTTATCTGATAGATGATTGTCTGCATGCCAACCTCATAAAATTTTCATCCACGGCAGTGGCACCACACTTCAAACATTCGCTTCACAACTTAACGACAGTAGAAGCCGTCAACATCTCGCGTCAGGTCATAGCGATTGCCGTAACGCTGGTGGACCCATCGTTCAAATGCTTTATTCATTCTTTACTTCCTTTTTATGGCTCGTAATTTTTTCAGGTGCTTTTCCTGCTCAGTGTCCGCGAGAATTTTGCGGTACTCCTGGTGGTCAATATGTTCGAACAGGCAGTTTAACTCACCAATGCGTACCCGCCCGGAGCGTCCGTCCATCCGTCGAAAGAACACTGAGTGCTCAGTGATGCGAGTAATCACCACGGGGTATCCAGCTCTGTCCGTGTATATCTGACCGCGTTGAATCAAAGCGAACATGTGGTTATCCCCATCGACAAATCGAGAACACAACAAACGCTGCTGCGAATACCACCCCCAGAGTTACGATTGCATCAGGCCAGCTCATTGATTCACCTCCTGCCTGTCGTCCGGCATTCGATCACTACAGCTTATCCAACTATCCGGAGTTACCGGAGAGTTGCCATTCACAAGGTCAGCTCGAACATATAGCGTGTCATCATGGTGCTGATTGTGGCTGCACCACGTTAATTCACTTAACTCGCCATCTTCTGGCCATACTCCAGCCGTTTGCAGCCAGATATGGGCTGGCGCATCTTGGCAAGGTGTATTAACTGGCAACTTGTAAGTTTGGCTTACAGGTTGGCTACCCTGAAGCATGGCAGCGTGGCAGGCATCCTCTACGCCTTTAACTGCATCTGCGCAGTAGTTATAGCGATTGCATTCCACTAACTTCTGCTTGAGATTTTCAATTGCTTGCGCGACATCATCCTGTATTTCCGGAACTGGCGGAACGGCTGTCTGCTGCTCTCGAACGTCATTAGTCGCTATCGGTTCTGCTGCCAACTGACTGGCATATTTGTTAATGGTAACGATAAGCTCTTGCTCGGCCTCATCCAGACAATCACCGATACCTCGCCTGTCACCGTCAAAATCATCGAAATCGGCACGAATCTTGGCAACCTCCCGGATTGCGGACAACACCTCACTAGGAATTACCGGATAGTTGGTTGACGTTTCCGCGATTTCCCGAAAATTATTGGTTGACGAATTCTTGTTTTCCCGAAAGTTTCCGGACTGAAGCATGGCGGCGCGGCAGGCGTTCCAGCCATCTGCGTAACAATCTCTGTGTGTCTTGAAATATGTCACCGCCCTTGGTACATCGTTTACGTCTATTTCATCCGGCACAACCGGCGCAGGTGAGTCAGCATAAACAGGAATAACGTCCGGTTGCTCTTTATTGCTTTCATCCGTTAAAGCCCAGAATAATTTCCCGGCCGGATGTTTGAAAATATAAGCAACTGGTTCTGCTTCCAGCGATTCCAGAGCAATTTCATAAGCCCGACGCTCAATATTGTCTCGGACGTCCAGGCTGCCGATTCGCTCTCTGATTTCTTTAATCAGTTCTTTGTCGGTTAAAGTGGTCATGCTGCGTTTCCTTCTTTCTTATTAACAATTACACCGTCATATATTTCATTAAGGTGTCCTCTTAGCTCCATGCGCCTTAATGCAGATAACATGTAATCGCATTCAACCTGCTTATTCCCGGTAAATGGCTTATCGTCAGGATTACCCCAACAGCAATTACCCCTGGGCCATCCATGTACTTTCCGTACTCTTCCGTTAACAACGTGAAGTAATCCCCAGCCGGGAGGTAAATCCTCAACTGAAATAATTTCCGGCTCACTAATAAAGAATCGCCAGTCGCCCATGCCAAGTGAGGGATTTTTACGGAAACGCTTTTTTCTATCTGCCAACAAGTCAGCACGAGAACACTTCGCCTCTATCAGGCATGATGCTGAATTTCTGAATCCCATAGCATCTGGCTGTTCTCCGGTACTGGTTACAGCAACAAAGCGGTCATGAAAGCAAACCTTGAACCCGTTGCGCTTAAGGAACTTGTACGCAATCTGACAGAGTTCGTGGTGTGTTAACGCCATATCACTCTCCTTTGATGCGAATGCCAGTGGTACTCATTCTCCTGATTTCCCAGAGCACACGAGGAATACCACCGTTTCCGACCGGATCGCGTTTACTCCGCAGGGCGACGCTTGATTCCGCCCAGCTTTTTCTTGGAGGAAGCTCTTTCACACGAACAAAACCAGCAGCGCGAAGAGATGCTCCTGATTCATCTGCCTGGGTGTACGTAATACAACGTTGATAACCCATAGCCTTTGCTGCCCGCCAGACAGCACCATAAAGCGCGCTGTTAGCGTTGCGTTCTCCTGTGGTACATGTGCGATTTACTTCAAGCGTTAATCCATCGTCCAAATGTCGTGCAACAGGTCGACCAGCTGTCGCCACACCTATCAATTCTCCGGCATCATTTATCAGACCAATGCTGAATTTATGCCCAACAGGTGGTTTATTGTGTCGGTGATGTCTGGATATAAACGCCTTCGCAACACGAAGAGTAACCGGTGAAATTTGCATTCTCACTCTCCTTTGATGCCAATGTTTACAGCCTGGCAAGCCTCTTTGAGCACCCAGTCAACAGCGTCTTTCCATGCCCCTGTTTCGACTGGCGGGTTCTCACGTTTTACCTGTTCATAAAAACGCACCGCTTTAATCAGTCCTTCCGGTACTACTGGCGATGGCTGTTTAGCTTCTAAATCAGCAATTCTGTCAACCACGGCATCTACAGCATCTGAAAAGCCGAACAAGTTGCTCCACTCCGGCCTATCCCCGGTTGCTGCAAAATACATATCAGCTAAAGCAGACTCAGCATGATCTCGCTCGCTGATGAGTTGCTCTTCGCTTTTCTCCAGTTCAGCAATACGCTTACTTCCATCCGAGATAACACCTTCGTAATATTCACGCTGCTCGTTGAGTTTTGATTTTGTCTCCTCAAGTTCAGCAACCAGTTTTCGAAGCCCTTCAATCTCACCATTGCGAGCAATGAGGTCGCGGCACATGCTTTCGTTCTCATCCAGCAGTGCCAGCACGGTAGCCGGATTGGCTGCGGCTATGAATCGTTTATTGGAGCGATTATCCGGTCCTGAGCATGATGCTATGTAGTAATTGGCGTTCAGTCCGGCATCGGCAATTACTCCATGGTAGTCATCAGCACACCATTCGCCTGGTGTTGCATTTTCTGCCGCCAGTCGCAGAGCCTGATAGTTAATCTCGCTCACTGGTTGCCTCCTTTGCGAAGCTGTTCCGCCCATTCTTCTAGGGATTTCTCCGCATATTCACCGGACAGGCCATCAATCGGGTGTGGTTCATTAGCCAACTCTTCTTTCGCTGACAGAATCATGCGTGTAACGTCGAAAACTTCACGTAAAGACTTATTGATAAATCCGTGATTGAAAGCCGCAGCAAGACGGCTTGCGGTATAGTTAATACCCTCGTTGCGAGCCTCAGCACGTACTTCATCGAATTTACGCACCAGATACTCAGCATTTGTTTCATTCACTTTCAGATCTCGTGGTACACATTTCCCGCGAAGAAACCCTTCCATTTCGAAAACATTCATGCGCATTTGCGTAACTCCGATAACTCGTTAAAACGTTCCATAAACATCCCGTAGGCATGGCCCGGAGCCAGTGGAATCACGTTGAACATCTCTGTTGCCGGGATACCTTCCAGTACAGGCCAGAAAGAGCCATCATCAAGCCCGAGATCGCGGCGTTCGGTTGCCAGCATGATGAGATCGGCATATTTCACGGGTGTACTCATAACTGGGGGTAACCCGTATTTCTCACGGATTACGGCGTCTATTTTTTCTTCCATCCGTTTATAGTCAGGAAGAAGGCGTTTCAGTGGCGCGGGAATGTCCTGGCAATACGCTTC